TGTTCCTGGCCAATTTTACGAATCACCCGAAGCGTATTGGCACACCACTAAACCAGAAGATTTTAGAAAGTTTGTTGATGATCGTTTTAATTTAACTGATTGTGAATTTGAAAATCAATACATGATAACAAAAGAACAGGCCGAAAAAAACGTAAAATGGGTGGCAACCGAGTTGCCCGATGATGTATTCATTAGACCCAGTAGTGGGCAATTTGGAAATGATGGAAAGTTTAATCTTAGATTAAATGGGAAGCCAGTTATTGGACGTGGAGAAAAATACGTTAAAACAATTCTCGGTGATGGACACCATCACATTCCAAATAACAGTACATTGGAGTTTGACTACATGGTGTCACCGTTAAATGTTGAACAATACATGGCTGGACCGCCGGTTAGACTTTAGCGGATTGACCAATTAATCTAAATACAGTATAATTACTGTATGATTAAACGCCAGACAATCACAGTAAAATTGCCATCAAGCACTCGGGCCCATCGAGTGCTATGGGAACGTGATCTGCCGTTTCGTCCAAAAACAGAGCGAAATCGAGTGTTGTATTCTCGCAACACCAAACACCGTGCTCAAAAATTAGAATTTGACCATTAATTTCACTGAAATTGTTGTAAAAACGCAACACATTTCTGGTTGACCAGAATTTGTAGATTTGCTATAATACTTGTATAGTAATTAAAAAGGAGCGCAGACATGCAAATTGCCACAGCAATCAAACACTTGCAAAAAGAAGCAGATTTTTTGGGTATGGGCTTTTTGGAAACCTTGCAGTTTATCAAGGAAAACCCCTTGGCCCAACCACAAAAGACCCTGGAAGCATACCGGGCTTTTACAATCGTGGGTAGCAAGATGTTTACCCCGGTTGACCAATAATTTGATTTTTGCTATAATACTTGTATAAACTAAAAAAGGAGCTAGCAATGACCCAAGTTGTAATACACAACGGTGCGTACCGCAATCAAACTGTGCGTGGCGTTTCTTTTACTCTTGTCAAGGATTTTACACAAGGTACCCGTGGCGGGTTTGTGACTGTAAAAAGTGAGGGACATTTTGGTCCCGAGTTTGACGTGGTGCGTGTCAAAGTTGACAGCATCGAAGATATTGAAATTGTTGGAGGCACTGTGCCAGTATCTAAGACTATAGAATTTAAAACCCCAGTTAAAACAGAAACTGAAGAGGAAGCAATGGCTCGTATTCGCGAGCGTTTTGAGATCCTAACAGAGATGACAAAGGCTTGCACTGCCGGCGACATCCGTGCCATGATTGTCAGCGGCCCTCCGGGCGTGGGCAAGAGCTTTGGTGTTGAGAAAGAAGTTGACAAGGCTTGCTTGTTTGACAAGATTGCAGACAAACGCCTCCGTGCCGAGGTAGTCAAAGGCAGTGCCACTCCTATTGGCCTGTACCAGACCCTGTACAAATACAGTGATGCCAATTGTGTGTTGGTGTTTGACGACTGTGACAGCATCTTGTTAGATGACGTTGCACTTAACTTGCTCAAGGGCGCCCTGGACTCAGGCAAGAAGCGCAAGATTTCCTGGTTGTCAGAGAGTAGTACTCTGCGCCGTGAAGGCATTCCAGACAGCTTTGAGTTCCGTGGCAGTGTGATCTTTATTACAAACTTGAAGTTTGACAAGATGAAGAGCCAGAAGCTTCGTGATCACTTGGATGCTCTGCAAAGTCGTTGTCACTATCTGGACTTGACACTGGACACCATGCGTGACAAGATCCTGCGCATCAAACAGATTGCCAGCGATGGCGTGCTGTTTCAGGACTACGAGTTCTCTGAGATGCAACAAGACGACATCATTGCGTTTATGAATACCAATCAAGATCGTTTGCGTGAGATGAGCTTGCGTATGGCGCTCAAGATTGCAGACTTAGTTAAAAGCTTTCCTGCAAAGTGGAGACTGATGGCCGAGACAACATGTATGAAGAGTGCCTAACATGAGTTGGATGATTGTACTAAATGCAATTGTCATGGTCTTGTGTTGGAATTGGGCAACCCGTGATTTTGAAAATGGAAACACAACCATGGGTTGGCTCAATGTATTCTTTTCAGCATGGAATGCGGCATCAATTGCAAGTGCTGTAATTTAAAGAAAATAAAATAAAATGAATTTAGGAATTATAGGAGTTGGCAAGCTGGGACTTGCGTATGCTTTGCTGTTTGAACAGAAAGGCGTGAACGTTGTAGCCAGCTCTTATAAGGAAGACTATGTTGCTGACTTGCAGGCTAGACGCACTGATCAAATTGAACCCGGTATCAAAGAGTTGTTGGCGAGTGCCAAAAATATTGAATTTACCTCTGACAATCATCATGTCATAGATCAATGTGACATACTGTATGTGTTGGTGGCCACGCCCAGTACCGATGCTGGTGACTATGATGTATCTGCGGTTTATGATGTAGTCGATGATATTCGAAATCACAAAGGTAATGTTGCTAATAAAATTTTAATTATTGGATCAACTTGTAACCCTGGGACCAGTGTTGATATTCAAAACAAATTAAATGACCTTGGGGTGCAGGTTGTTTACTGTCCAACTTTTGCCATGCAAGGTGCTGTGATATCCAGCATATTGAATTCACATACATTGTCGTTGGGCACCAATAATGATGAGGCCGCAACAATATGCAAGGAGTTGTTTTCTAAATTGATAACCCCGGACACTCCGATTTACCAAATGCATCCAACCACAGCCGAGATTTTAAAGTTAGCTGGCAATTGTCGTGCCACCATGGAGATTAGTTTCTTTAACATGATTGGCCAATTTTTAATAAATGCAGACCTCAAACATGACATTGCAGTTGCCAACCAGTATCTTAATCTAGTTAAACTCACTCATAGATGGAAGTTTGGATATGGCTATGGCGGGCCATGTTACCCACGTGATAACCGATCCTTTGTGCATTATGCTAAAAAAATAGGTTTAGAATATCCGTTGGGAGAACTTGTTGATGCTTTTAATGAAAGCCATGTTGACTTTTTAGCCAATCATTTTGTCAATGACAACCCAAACAATCTGCCTTACTATTTTGAGTATGTGAGTTATAAAAAAGGTGTTGGCATTTTTGAAGAAAGTCATCAACTCAAAGTATGTAAGCAACTACTGTCAAAAAATTGCAAAGTGTATATAGAGCCCACGGTATTTCTGTTACCATTCATTGTCGACGAGCTCAAAAAAGAATTTGGGGACAACATTGAATTTGTATCAAAAGCAGAGTTAACCCAGCAAGGGATTGTGTGTGTTGATGTCAATATCTAACTTAGGGAATACAAATGACAAAATACATTGCTAATCGAGCCCGTACCATCATCTATCCCTGGGAACCGGGCCTGGTAGAATGGTTGGTTGAGAACTATCCATACTCGGGATATCAAGTTGTTGAATTGGATTACGCATAAACAGTTTACCGGATCGCCAATTTCAGTCTAGCTCCTGGGCGATCCGTTTCAGAGGCACCTATAAACGGTGCCTCTTTTTTTGACTTCTTCTACAAAAGTAAGTATACTACACTAATGCCTCAGCAGTTAATCATACACTTGGGTTCGGCACAAGAGTGCCAACTAACCTTTGATATTGAGCAATCGCCAATAGCTGACCTATGGCTACAACGCATGGAAAAAAGAGTGCAGTGGCCAATGGATGATGCCAGGAGATTTTATGGATTCAATTCCCCGGCACAGGAAGCCAACTTAGCTGAACAACAAATCAAACAATGTATTGACATCATCAATCAACATGATTTTATAATAACCAGACCATTCACATCAGTGTTTGATCAGGATTTTTTAAATTACCTACATCATATTTTTGAAGTATATCACGGGCTGTTGGATCATCAAACTCATAAATGGTTTATCCGTGCCCCAATAGTTGTACAACAAGCTCTAAGCCAATTAAATATATCTGTGCACCGTTGTGAAAACTTGCGTACCAACCGTCCTAGATTTGTGTGCACTTGGTTTGGTCAACCCAAAGAATTAACACTTGACCAAGACTTGATGAAACAACATGGCAAGTTAAATATAGAGTTCGGCGGAGTTTATCTTAACTATGTAGAGATAGGCAAAACATTGTTGGAAATGGCCCAGGACAACGATGAGTACATTGGCAGTGATGCATTTAAACCATTCCAACACTACAGCAGTGATTTTGTAGTGTACTTTTATGCAACATCAACTGCAGACTCTGACCAAGAATTAAAATTGGTCAACGCATATTATCAACAACACCATGATTATTTTAAATCATTGGGCGTTGAATCCAAGGATCATGTCATGGCATTGCCATTGCGTTACAAAGTGGCCCAGTTGTCCTACCAGGATACTGATGCAGTAATTAATCAAATTAAGCAACATCAATATGTTGCCAGGGTAGAACTAAAATGAAACAAGCAGTAGTGGTCATTAAAGACGAGGTCAATATCAAAATTGAAGGACTGGATCTTGACATGCGTCGACGATTGGTAAACAAATTCAAGTATGATATTCCCTATGCCAGGTACTTGCCAGCAGTTAGGTTGGGTCGGTGGGATGGCAAAGTAAGCTTTTTCCAACTTGGCGGCAGCACATATGTAAACTTGTTGCCTGAACTCTTGCCCATGCTTGAAGAATACAACTACGATGTTGAATTAGATGACCAACGTGAGTATTCAACTACATTTGAGTTTGCTGAGATGCGGGAAGACACCTTTGCTGGCACACTATGGCCCAAAGGACACCCACAAGAAGGGCAACCCATTGTGTTGCGAGACTACCAAGTAGAGATCATCAACAACTTTTTAAAGAATCCTCAATGCTTGCAAGAAGTGGCCACAGGTGCAGGCAAAACTATTATGACAGCAGCCATGAGTTGGAACGTACAACCTTATGGTCGCTCAATTGTTATTGTGCCCAACAAGAGTTTGGTGACACAAACTGAAAAAGACTATGTCAATTTGGGTCTTGACGTAGGTGTGTACTTTGGTGATCGCAAAGAGTTTGGCAAGACACATACCATATGCACTTGGCAAAGTTTAAACATTCTATTAAAGAATACCAAAGCTGGAGTTGGCAGTGGTACCATACAAGATTTCCTTGAAGGCGTGGTGTGTGTTATAGTTGATGAAGTGCACATGGCCAAAGCCGAGGCATTAAAAACCTTGTTAACCGGGGTTATGGCGCAAGTGCCTATTCGATGGGGGTTGACTGGAACCATACCCAAAGAGCTGTTTGAATCACAAAGCTTGCATGTAAGCATAGGCCCGGTTATAAGCAAACTTGCCGCGGCAGAGTTGCAGAATCGAGGTGTATTGGCACAATGTCATGTAAACGTAGTGCAATTGGTAGACCATGTTGAATACAACAATTATCAAAGTGAGTTAAAATACTTGTTAGAAGAATCAGGCCGCCTGGACACCATGGCTGATTTGATACGCAAGGTAAACGAAACTGGTAATACTCTTGTGTTAGTTGATAGAACTGAATGCGGCCGCCAGCTTGTGGAACGGCTTGGTGATAAAAGTGTGTTTGTGTCTGGTGCAACCAAGGCCAAAGATAGGCAAACCGAGTACGATGAAGTTGCTGATGCTGTGGATAAAATCATTGTGGCCACTTATGGTGTGGCCGCTGTGGGCATCAACATACCACGCATTTTTAATCTAGTACTAATTGAGCCAGGCAAAAGCTTTGTGCGGGTAATCCAAAGTATTGGTCGAGGAATACGCAAGGCTGAGGACAAGGATCATGTACAGATTTGGGATGTAACAAGTACCTGCAAGTTTGCCAAGCGGCACCTAACCAAGCGCAAACAATTCTATAAAGAAGCCAACTACCCCTTCTCACAAGAAAAGCTGGAATGGATGAAAATTTAACTAAAGGTTGCTCTAGTTAGAATAATAATATATAATAGTTTTATGAAAATACTTACACTTGACAACAAATCTTATGATTTAGAAACACTTCCGGAAGAAGTGGATGACATGCGTTTTGCTATATTGGATAATTCTAATCCAGCAGATCCAGACTATCATTACATCCCATTGATCTTTCTTGAATCATTCAATTCCCCGGCATTGGTATTAAAAATAGGTGAGTATGTTATTCGCATGCCCATGGACTGGCAGATATTGATTGGCGAACCCGACGTTGGGGATCTAGAAGTGTTGCCATTGACTAGTATCAATGACCGAGGATTTAAAGTATTTCAGTTTAATCCACTCAGCAGTTTTAGACCCAGTTTCCCTGACATTGAAATTGTAGACGTGTACCATGAAGTAACATGGTACGCTCCCAAACTCAAGAACGGACAAATGCTGTGTGTGCCGCTTAACAATGATCTAAAGCCAGAATGTGTTTATTTTGTAAAAGATATAAGTAGAAATTGCGAAATAGTCGATTACAACAAGGCCTGGTAAATGTCAACACAATACAATCACACCGAACGAGAAGCCAAGTCCCCCGAGGATTTAACCAATGGAGAAGTATCAAAAATGCGACAACGCATAAGTGTACTAGAGGACATTGTTCAAGATCAATCTGACGAACTCAAACGTTTGAAAAAAGAACTTACCAAAGTTCGAGACAACATCAATATCATAAGCGTGACCTTGCGCAACCGAACATGACTGACAAATTACATATTAGAAACGAAATGCGCTGTCTTGATCGAAAAGACAGAAAGTTTTATGATAGTCTTGATGACGAAGAGAGAAAAAAGTTTTCTCCTTTTCTAATGATACGCTGGAGTAGTGCAATAGTTGGTCCTAGAGATCTGCAAGAGTACTATGTGCAAAGTTGCAATCATTATGTAAATCGAGATTTTTTTACAATTAACAAACATCCTAAATTGCAGTGGCTGTTGGCATCGGCAGTGAGCCCAGGAACCGGGGATCACGATCATATATGGATCAAGCCCAAACCCAAGGAAAAAGGCAGCAATGATGTAAAAAAGTTGCTTATGAAATTGCATCCAACTAAAAAGCTAGATGAGATTGAGTTGTTGAGCAAATTAATTACCAAAAAAGAAATAAACGAATATCTCAAGGCCGCAGGCAACAATGAATGACACAGCAATATCAATTTTTAGTTGATAGTCTGGTCAGCATAGGCCTAGCCACTGTGGCTGATCAGTATTGCCTAGTGGCCGAAGATCAAGTAATAAATCATGTTGATGGAGACAAACTTATTGAATTGTATCAACGATATCAAAAACCTTTGTTGTTGTTTTTAGATTCAAATCCATTCAGCAATGCATATTACTACGACATTTTAAAAATTTGTGATCAAATTAATGTACCAGTTAAAATTTTGTCCGGCAACGCACTACACTTTTTTGAAGGCAACAAACAATTAATTTACTATCCAACTTGGTTTTTTCAACAACGGCAACAGCGTAACTTTCAAAAATCTAAAAAAAATAAAAAATACAGATTTAGTTTTTTATCAAACCAGCCAAGATTTCATAGGCTATACCTGTACCAATTGTGTAAATCTTATATCAGTGATCAGGATTGTTTTGCAGTATCATTGAATAATTTTGCATCACAGCAATCACATTTGCGGGCTCATGTGCAGGAACATTTGGGCTCTGCAATTGATATCACAGTCGATTTACCCTTTGCATCTATCATGGCCAAGGACAGATATTACAAAAGTCTGGTCTGTAACCCCACTATAGTA